GGGAGGGGCTAGCAGGTACGCAGTTGTGTCTGCATAAAACACATTAGTGTGTCAGTTGTATTTATCAGTTATCCAGGATATCATCTAGTGGGTTTAGTATGGTTTTTTCAATTTCACCACTGTGAAACAAATAATAGTTGTGTTTTATCTTGTCAAGGTTTTCAGCAGTCCACATACTAGTACCATCTAACTGGTTGACAAGTTGCTCTAAACGTGTTATAGTATTTGTAGTTGAATCATATACATTATTAAATGTTTCAAGACCAAAACTTTTTAACCAAGTATTAGTTCCAACACTTCCTACAATATGAAAACACTGCCCGCTAGCAATTGGTTTCCAAACTTTTTCACTTGTAAATTCTACATCCACTGTAGATTCAGTGACTATATTGCATTCAGCAGATGTATAAGCATCATGTGATATACTATGATCATTTGTGCCATGAGTGTCGTGCTCAATCCAAGATATTGGAAAATCCTGTATGTTGTTTATCGACTCTATACGATACTTGCCAAAGTCGTTTTTATTTCCATATGTGATAGGATTATTGTTATAAGGATCCGTTGCATAGAACGTGTAGATTGTGTTGCTTAATTGATTATGCTTTTTAAGTAATGTGTAAAACAACAACCTATGCCAACTTGGATTACGATTCAAACAACTATAACGGTACTGTTTAGTATCTTGTGTAAGCTCGGGTAACTTTTGATTTTTAAATGCAAAAAGCCACCCAGGATATACAATCTCAGTTAGCTCACTATGCGTTGATGTTTGAAATTTGCTAGTTAATAAAAAACTACAAATACTTTTATTTGTTGCCCAAGTATTAATTTGGCTTGGTAATAAACGATTATGTATTGGATCTGCAGAATGATCAAATACTATTTGTTTAATATGTGTATGTTCGTCTAACAACTTGTTTGAAATAATTTCTATTTCACTAATACTTTTCATGTTAACAGAAATAAACAAAGTTGGTTGCATGCACTTCTCTAACAGAGGATTAAGTTGAACTGGAATTTTTCCAATCTTATCATTATAGTATACATGTTCCATATGAGTATTTAAGTTTATAGGAAGTTCGGTCAAAGAAACAGGTCCCGAAGGACCTGTTTTATATAAGTTTTTGTAGTCTTATGAGAAAGACAAGTTAGTAATAGCAATCTCACCTAAGTAATCACCAGCGTTACCAAAAGATGACGCAGTGTTTGTTAACTCGATATAACCATATCTAGTCATAAAACTTACTACTGGCTCAAATGATGCCGGATCTAAGACAACACCTGAACTCATCAACGGTACATAAGGACAGTAGAAAGCTGGAGCGTCAGTTTCTGATGCGCCTTTATATCCTACTAATACTGGTGTTGCGTCGTTTGCATAACTATCACAGAATATTCTCATTGTACCGTTTAATGTACCTACAAACTTAGTGTTTGTTGGTGCTTCAAAAGTACCTTCTGTTGTTCTAGCAAAAGCTGAAGTTGTAGCTGATTGTAGAACTGTTAATGCTGCAGGAGAAACAACTGCATAGTTACCTGCACCACGTCTTGTACGTTGTGCAATTAAGTTAGCTGTTCTGTTTATTAATACTGCTAAAGCGGCATGTTCATCACCAACGAAAGTAGCAGTACCTGATACTGCAGCTTGGTTAAATGTGAATTCAGTTGCTGCTAATGTACGTAGAGATAAAAGAATCTCTTGATCAATTTCAGCAGTAATCTCTTGAGCCAATGCGGCCATGATTTCTGCTTCTACATCGATACCGTGCATTGCTTGTGCATCTTGAGCTGCTTCAAAAGTCCAACGTGCTTGTAGCTTACGAGTTTTTGCTTCAACTGTTTGCTTTAAGATCTGAACTGAAATATTACGTCCACCTGATCCTTCAAGTATTGCAGTATTTGCACCGGCATAGTTTGCCTGAGCTGCTGCTACTACACCAGCTGCAACTGTTGTTGCACTTGAGTATGCTTGTGCAATCTTAAATGGTGATAACGCTTCTTCACCAGCAACTGTTGATGTTGCGGCAATTGAGTTATCAGTCATTGCGTTAGCATAACGTACTCTTAGTGTGTGAATTTGTCCAACTGGACCTGTCATTGGCTGAACACCAACTAATTCGTTAGCAATAACTGTTGGCATAACACGTCGAATAACAGGTAAAATAACTCTGTTTAGTGTTGCAATGTTACCTGAACTTGTTGATCCTGCAGTTGCATTCTCAGCTAAGTGCTTGCGTGTGTTTTCTAAAACAACGCCCATTGTAGAGCGACGAGTTCCTTGTAAGCCTTCTAGGAGGGCTTCCTTGGTCTCACTCCATCTGTTTTCTAGTAGTTCTTGTGACATTTCTGTCTCCTTTTTCTTTTAGTTTAAAGCCCTGCTAGGCGTTTAAGTTCAATAACATTATTAGTGTTATCATCACTCTTTACAGCTTTTGCAGTTTTGTTACCAGTTTGTTCAGTAAGTGCAGTAGCTTTTTTAACTGCTCTTGCTTCACTTAACACGGCTGGCAAATATTTTTCGAAAGCGTTTTTCAAACGAGATGTTTGAACGTTTTCAAGTAGACTAGTCATCACAGATCTCTTCTCATCGTTTAGAGGAGACAGAAGTTCGTCCAATGTAGCATCACGCTCATTGGCTTCTTTAATGACTTTAATCTGGTGGTTCTTATTCTCAATAAGCTTCTTAGCTTGATGTTGAATTTTGATAGCTTCGGCTAACTGTTTATCTTTTCTAACAACAGCTGCATTCAATTTACGTACTTCTGCATTTTCATTTAAATGAGTAGCACCAAATTCAGTAGCATATGCTTCAAAGATACGACGACCAAAATTGTTCTCTCGAGCAGATTTGATGTCTTCTTTTAGTTGGCCCATTTCAGCCTTAAGATGCGTAGAAACAGTTGAAGACATCTTCTTAGCAGATTCTTTTATAAATTTGCTCTTTAGATTATCAAGTTGTCCACGTGCATTTCTAACAAGTCTAACTTTAGTTTCCACTAAGTCTTTCTTATCAGATGCGAACTCTTTGATTTCTTCAGCCAATGCACCAACAACAAATGATTCTAATTTCTCAAAACCAGTTTTTGATGATATACGATCCTTGCGTAGTTCACGTAGTTCTTCTGACAGTTTTTGTACTAAAAAGCCGTTAAACTTGTTAGCATTTTCTGTCATTGACTTGTTAAACTTCACACGATCGTTTGCAAGTGCTTTTTTCTCTTCACTTATTTGAGAAATTTCAGTTGCAAGGCCGTCTGTTACCATTTTATCTAGGGCTTCTACCATCACAGTCTTATCGTGCTCATAGCGTTGTGCAAACTCCTCACGAAGTTCACTACGTACTGTTTCCTTAGCCTCTACCAATTTTGCTTCCCATTGTTCAGCAATAGCTTGGCGAGTATCTTCGTTAACAAGATCGCTATCTAGTAGTGGTTTAATAGCATCTAACATGCGATTCTCCTAAATCTTTAGGTCCCTGATTAGACGAGAAACCTCATCCTTCAGGTACTTTTGTATTTTGCCGTCTTTCCCAGACTCGCGGGCCATTTCTAAAATGTGATGTCCATGTCTCATGTTCATCATTCCTTCATAAATTGCCTTTGGATATGCACCAGGTGCACTGGGTTGGGCGACCACATCTACAGTGACAATCTCAAAGTCACTGACATGTCCATTATGTGGATCAACATTACCTGATCCACGACTCGATACTCCCAATCTCACGCCAGACTGTAGCATAGTTTTCACTAGCTCGCCCATTGGAGTTGGAAGAATTTTTAGTTTTCCGTAACCGTTTGGTCCGTCCATCCACATGTTAGTAATCATGTGACACACACGGTCTAAATTAATTTTAAGGTCATCTGGATGATCTACTTCACCAAGAACACTATTACCTTCTTTAATCTGCTCATTCAGCGTACTAACTGCTTCTGAGATTTGATCTACAGGGTAAATTCGTTCATTGGCGTTTTTAACACCACCTTGTATGCAGATGCCTTCCATGTAAAGCTCCTTACCATCTTTGCCCTCGACGACTTGCATCTTCGCAGATTCGAAAGTAAGGTCTTCTCTTAGGTATAGCTGTCCCATATACTCGGTCCCTAACTAATTAATCAATAACACTTTTAGTGTTAACACCGGCTGCTTGTGCTAAATCAGGCTTAGTAGCTGGCTTAACGTCAGGCTTTGTTGTGTTATTTTGATCACTATATTTTGGTGTTGGACGACCTTCTTTGCCTTTGTTTCCATCATCAAAGTTTACTGGCTTTGCATCCATTCCTACTTGACCTGAGTTTGCATTGTATGGTGACTTACTAGCTGGTGATGTTGTTACTGGCTTTGGTGCTGGAACTAAATCTACGTTCTCGTTAAAACCTTCTACTTCAACATTAACATCAATTGGCTCGTCCATTTGATCTTGCATAGCATCCATGTCATCCATTTCGCCATCAATCTCATCTTGCTCGCCGTCGATGTCGTCACTGTTGTCATCAACTTGACCCATTAGTTCTTCGAATTCACCCATTAGTTCGTCTAATTTGTCTTCGATATCAACTACACGGTCTTCTAATTCTTCTTCTCCGCCATTGTCATCAACATCAATGTCAATCATTTCGATTTCTTCTTCATCGTCTTCGAAAGTTGCACCTTGCTCTTCTGTTTCAATGTCGTCGATTAGATCGTCAACTTGTGATCCGCCCATTTCCATTTCGTCAATTTTTTGATCGTTGTTGTTGTCCTTATCACGCTTTCCTTCTTTGCCCATTTCGTCATCTCTACGATCTTTCATAGATTGTGACTTATCAGCTTCCTTGCCGTCTTTAGCGCCTAAGTGCTCATCTTCTCTGTCTTTGTAACCTTGCTTTTCCATGACTTCTTCTTCAGCCATGATCTCTTCATAAATGTCTTTAGACTTATCAACGACTATCTCGTGAAAAAGTGCTTTTGCATTTGCTTCGTCATCATTGATGACATATTCTATTAATTGTTCAAATTTATTCATTGTTTCTTCTCCAAAGTCGTGTCTGTAAAGTACTTAACATATTTGTCAAATACTGGTAGTTTATAGGGGTAAAATGGGTATAAAATGAATATTTCTTTATGCTAAAGAAATTATTACATTGCTGGTGGTGGTGGTGCGAATTGAGCTTGTATCTTTGACAAGTCTTCTTTTCTTTCGTAGTTACGCATATCATACATCTTACGCAGTTTTGATATCTGCTTCAATGTAAGTTTTGTCTTACGCAACTCGCCAAGTTGAGGAACAGAGTTGTCATCTGCTTGATCCTGGTAACCTTCTGGAGGTGCTTCATAAAATTCAAATAGTTTCATGCTGTTATTTATACTGGTGCTGGTATTTCTGGAGCAGCCAGTGGATCATTAATATCAACTGGTTCTCCTCCCATTGCTGGATCCATTTCGCCGTCAGCAGCAACTGCATCTCCCATTTCAACATCGCCTTCAATGTCACTAGGACTAACACCAACTGTACGCAAGTCACTTCCTGTTGGTTCTACATCAACTGGTTGTCCAGTTTCTTCTTGCCACATTTCTGTGTTCTCTTGTAATTCATCATCAGTTAATCCTAGATAACGTTTCATAAGAAAACGTTTTGAAAAGTATGCAAGTGGCTCTAATGCACCAAATGCTTGCATTCTTGTTGTATCAAGTTCTGCTTGTCTGTAACTTGCAAAGTTTTGTGGTGGATTAAACTTGATTGAAAATAAACCACTGTCAATATTAAACCCTCTCCAACGCAAGAACATTTTAAATTCATCATCTAGTTTCTCAATAACTTGCTTTTGTAGTCTTTCACAATACTGATTGAATCTATATTCCTGTATAAGTGCAGTACCAACACGACCGTCATTCATTGGTCGATCTGAATCATCTGGACCGGTAGGCAAGTAACTACTTGGTACACGAAGTCCTCTACACATCTTGTTGTTAAAGTATTTTAAATCATCAATCTGTCCAAGGTTCTCACCGCCCGGTAGTGTTTCGACTTTAGAACCTCTACCTTCAGCAGTCTGCGGAAAGAAGTAATCTTCATTGATTGATAATGGATTGTATGTTGTATCCATTGATGTTTGGCCTTGTCCGCCTGTTGCACTAGGAATACGTCTTTGATGTACTTCGTTCTTAACACGTTCTACAAACTGCATAGCAAGATGACTGGGCATGTTACCTACGTCAATGTAAAACACTCGACGTTCTGGTGCACGTTGTACACGATAGATTAATATTGAATCTTCAAGTAGTTCTTTTTGCTTGAACACTTTGAAGATCATTTCCAATACACTTTGACTAAAAGGCCAAAAGACATCTAAACCTTCACTAAGTCCAAGATGTACAATGTTCTTTGCATCAATAACAGTTTCGTTCATTGTGTGTTGAAATCTACTTCCGGTGCTTGCCTGGTTAGGAATAGTGTAGTTTGCACCACCGCCCATTCCACCACCGCCACCAGTTCCGTTGATTTCTCCAGCATTACCAGCACCATAATCACTGGTGTTTTTAGCAGTAATACTTAAATTTTGAAAGTTAGGATTAATATCACGTATAACATACTGTTCAGGACGCTTACCTTCGTTTTCATTAACAATAACTTTCACAACCTTGGTCATGTCAATCCAGAACAATTCAAATGTTTCTGGGTCACGCACAAATGCTTGATCTCCGTACTTTAATGTGTTACGGAAAATACGAAACATACGCTGATCAAACTTGTTTAGTTTGGTCCACTGTTGTAGTTGCTTGCGAATAATTTCAATTTCGTTGTTTGTTGGTGTGTCTGTGTAGGATACTTCAAACGGTGTGTCATTGCTTTCGTTTGTTTGTGTAGAAAACTCAGCAATAATATCAAGACATGCATTGATTTCACTATCATTGTCCATGTTCTCATATTGATTATAGCGTTCTATTCTGTTGGGATGTCCTGAGTATACTTCTGGTAGATGACTTTGGTAATTCTTAAAACCAAATTGTCCGCCCGAGCCTCCTGATCCGTAACTGGGACCTCTTTGTGTTTGCCCACTGATAGGACTTAGTTGGCCACCTTCGTTACCGACAGCTTTGAAATATTTTTTCCAAGACATATGCGTTCCAATATACTCTTTGTTATATTGTATTTATCACTATTGACGGGTCGCCTGTAATATCTCTTCGTTAGTGGAATTACTACGTGCCATTTGAGTTATAAGTTGATCTAGTCTGTTTACTTGTGCTTCTGCAAGTGCGTTAACACCGCCGTCGCCACCGCCTGCTCCTGCGTTTCCTGCTAATGCTGCCTGCATCTCGGCTATTCCACTAACGTTGCCAAGACCTCCAAGAGCAGCCACTGATCCACCAGCCGGTCCAGCGTTTGGTGTTACCATTCCGCCCATACTACCCATTGTTAACATCTCAGGACCACTTTCGCCAATCATATAGGATTCTCCTGGACTAACTGGTCCGCCTAATGCACGTTTTTCTAATTTAAAACCTTCAACCACTCCTTCTGCGCCAAATCTTCCTTCAGCCATACCGCCTTTTGTTTGCTGCATCACTCTTGATGCCTGCATTGCATTTTCTGCATCTTTGCTAAAACCGCCAACAAACCATTCTAATCCTTGAGCAAGCTTCGTTGATACGCTTTCAAAGCCTGTCAAAAACTTTTCATTGGCTGCATCTTGTTTTTCAACCGTTTCATTCCCCC